GTCGTAGGTTCGAATCCTACAGGGCGTGCCATTTAAAAACAGGCGCTTACGCCAGTTTCAAGCCAGCCTGATTTTCTCCTTGTGTCGTATTTGTGTCATGGTTGCCAAAAATGGCATCAATTTTCCGTGCGTGTTCGCTTAAGTGGTTCGGTGCCAGGTGAGCGTATCGACGGACCATTTCGATGGACTCCCAGCCGCCCATTTCTTGCAGAACGGACAACGGAACGCCGGACTGAATTAACCAGCTCGCCCAGGTATGCCGGAGGTCATGAAAACGGAAGTCTTCTATACCCGCTCTTTCCAGTCCAATGCGCCAGGCGACATTGTCATCCACTCTCATTTTGCGGACAGCCGGGGTGACGGTTTTATCCGGGCGCGTTGATGGCTTCGTGTGAACGAATACCCACCTGGAACTTTTCCCGATCTGATCCCTTAACACCCTGCATGCGGTATCATTCAGAGCCACGCCGATAGCCTTGCCCGCCTTCGCGTTCTCCGGATTTACCCATGCAACCTTTCTCTGCATATCGACCTGCTGCCACTCCAGATCAATTATGTTGGAGCGGCGCAGGCCGGTTGCCAGTGCAAATATCACCACCGGCTTTATCGACTCCGGCATGCAGGCAATTAACCGTTCTGCCTCGTCCCTGGTCAGCCATCGGATGCGTTTGCTGATCGGCTTTTTGGTTTTTATAACCGGGGCCGTTTTAATCCAGCCCCAGTCATTAGCCGCAGCCTTGAACAGAGATCGCATGAACGAAAGGTGCTGGCTCTTTGTGGCCTGGCTTACCGGTTTCTCAACATACGGAGGCGGTTCCTTCCCCCGGCGTATAGCCGCGTCCCTGCGCGACTCCCAGACCTGAATATGCTTACGGTTGACCATCTTCGAAACAGCCTCATGCACCTGATCAGCCGTGATGGTTGAAATATCCCGGCCGGAGAAATGCCGCAGGAAATATTCGATTTTGGTCTTATCGTCATCGAGGGATCGCTTATGCTCTTTCTCGCGGATCCACCTGATGCAACATTCCTCAAACGTCCTCGTCGGCAGTTCCCCGATTTTATCAACCCGCCACGCTTCAGCCTTCAGCTTGTCGTGCAGCTCCTGCGCTTGTTTCTTGTCCCCCGTACCAAGAGATCGTCTAATTCTTTTCCCTGACGGCGTAACGAAATGACAGTGCCAGATGCCGCCTCTGAGGGTGATTGACATAAAATTTCTCCTTTATGTTCACCCGCGCTCGCAGGAACAGGATCGCGCGGGTCATGTAAATACGCAATACAGGCGACGTCGGTCGTTCGGTATTTGTTCCCGATCTTCTTCCCGGCCAACTGCCCCGAGTCGATAAGCCGGTAGACAGTTCTCGGTGAGACTTTCAGGAGTTTCGCTGCCTTTTGCGCAGTGAGTGGCTCTGCTGTAACCATCTACCCTCCTATGACATTGTTTTATAAAACTGCGGGCCTTCAGGTGTGGCCGCGCGTAATTCGTTTTCCGCGTGCACTGAATAATTGCCGTCATCCCATCGCACCCAGGCTTTCGGGTGATCGCCTTCCGGCTCCAGCTGGCTATCCACCACGCCATGTATACCGCCTGTCTTCTTCTGGACTAATGCGCCCACATTAAAAGCAGCCATTGCACACCTTCCGGTTCGTGGAGAAATGAGATGAGAGCGCCCAGGGCCATAAGAGCGGCGATGAGCCAGTTCATGGGGTTTGATTGCATGGTGAACTCCAAGCAAAAATGCTTATGAGGTTTGGCGTTTTAGCCCTTTCAGAATTTCAGATGCTTGAGATTTTCCTAAGCCAAAAATGCTCGCTACTTCCCTATGGGTAAAATCATTATTGAGGTAAAAAAGCCTTATTTTTTCGTTACGTCTTGCGATTGCTTTACTTGGGACCCTGTACTTTGCGAGGGCGTCTCTTGGTACCAAACCGGTGGAGATTGCGTGCTGCATATTCTCTTTTCCAGTGCACCATTCAAGGTTAGAAGCGTGGTTATTCAACTTATTGCCATCAATGTGGTTGACTTGATTCCTAAGTGTGGAGCGCCCTTCAACAAAGGCTTCCGCGACAAGTCTATGAACTTTGAAAATCTTTGATTGTATAGGTGGTAAGTTGAAATTAACTCGCTCGTAACCCGTTTCGCTTATGGTTGTTTTTCTTACCCTCCCTGTTTTTTTATTTATGATTTTTCCATCTTCGGTTATTACATGAACCCCTTTTAATCCGGGGATTACCTTTTCTTTCATAAACCCTCCTCATGCCGCGCGCTGGGCACGCAGCTTCTTCAGGTGTTCTGCTGTTTCGATTTCTTCTGCGATCCGCTCGGCCTGTGCTTTGGTCAGCGGCTCGAATTCATGCTGAAAGCGGCCCATGCTGGCAATGCAAGTGCGGCCGTTGCGGATGTAGTGGATGACTTCGTGGTTAGCGCGGAGGATTTTGCAGGGCGCTCCGTGGGGATCGGCGTACCAGGTATTAGGCTGTATTATCCTGAACATTGGCTGACTCCTGCATCATGAGGAAGACAATCATTGCGGCACGAAGTGGGTTATCGTTAAAGC